AACATTTTAATAGAACCATATTTATATACATACAAAATGTAAATATATTAATATGTCAACAGAATTCGAATTATTTAAAGGAAAGAATCTAAGTTCTCTTTTCGAAGATATCTATAACAATCAGTTATCAAAAAAAGCAAAGATATCAGCTTTAATAGAAGAACTTAAAAAGATGATTAAGCACGCTGGGGATGTAGCTAGTGTAGGTCCTATTTTATCTTCACTAATTGATAGTTCAGTAAAGAATGATGACCAATTGGTTAAGTTAGCAACAATTGCAACTAAAATTATAGCATCGGAAAAGAAAACTGAAGGACAGGATGGGTTCTTAACTGAATTTGAAAAGAATCAATTACTTAAAGAATTAGAGGAAACCAAACAAGAGGTAGAGAGAGTGGATGATTTAGAATTTGAATTGGAAGATTTAAAAAAGAAAATGAAATAAGATGCCTACAGAAACTAATTTTACAGGTCCCAATTCGGAAAACAAAGATGCAACATTGGGTGTAGTTTATAGTGTAATATTAGATAGTACACACCCCAAATACAAAGATGCTGGAGACATTGGAGCTATAACATATAGAATGGTATCGCCTACAGATTCCACTGCAACTCTATTTGACCCAGACTTACCAATAGCATATCCACATGAAAAGAATTTTATAAATTTGCCATTAGTAAACGAAAAAGTTTCAATAAACAAAGATGGTTCAAATATAACATATACGAGAATAGATTCTGATGTATCTGGTAATAAAAATTTAAGTAGTGCATATAATACTATTTCTCAAAAGTTTGCTAAAAGGCAAAAAAGTGCAAATACACAACAAATTCCTGAACAAAATAAAGCTGCAGCTTACGAAAAACAAAAAGCAACTAACATTCCCAGAAGTACCGCTGAAGGAGAATCATCAAAAAACACAGATGGCTATGGTAGTTATTTTTTTCCATCTAATATACATAGATTAACACTTAATGAAGGTGACACTTTAATAGAATCTCGTTTTGGGCAGAGTATTAGATTTTCAGCATATAATAATCCAAATAGAGTATTTTCTCCAAATATAATAATCAGAAATAGTGAATCACCATTAACACAAATAATTCCATCTACATCCGGTAGTATTAATGAAGATATAAATAGAGATGGTTCATGTATAGTATTGAGTTCAGGTGATTATATTTTACCTTTTATTCCTGGTACTATAAATGAAAAAGGAGCTACTGATTTTCAAACACAACCAAAATCATTTAAACCATATCCTGAAAAACTAAAGGGTGACCAAGCTTTAATAAACTCTGGTAGAATTATCCTATCTGCAAAAAATGCGGAAATGATGTTCTATGCAAAAGGTAATGTTGGGTTTATATCAGATGGACAGTTTTCAATTGATACAAGACTTGGTATGAATGTTAGTGTAAATGATAACATAAGTTTTGTTACAAACAATAGAGATTTTCAAGTATTTGCTGGAAATGGTTCTGTTTTCTTAGGTAGTAAGGATTTAGAGCCTATGGTTAAAGGACAGAAGTTAGTTGAAATCCTAAGTGAATTAATACAAGCTATCGGAGATATGCAATTCCTAACACCATCAGGCCCAACCGCAATAGGACCTAAAAATAAACCTGAGTTTGGAAAGATACATTCAAAGTTAAATGATATACTTAGTAAATTAAATCAAACTGCATAATGATAGATAATACAAAAAAAAGAGCCGAAGCTGGTAAAGCGGCCGAAGCAGGAAAAGCAGCAGCAAAAGGTGCAGCAAATGCAGCAGCAGGTCAAGCTAATGCGGCAGCTGGAAAATTAGCATCAGCTTTTTCAGATTTAAAAGGTGATGTTGGTGAATTATTAAAAGGATTAAAAAATTCTTTGGGTATTCCGGATTTACCAAAATTTCCAAAGAAGCCTGCATTTAAAGAACTTAAAAAGTTTAAACCAAAAACTCCACCCGAACCAAAAGCATTTCAAAAAGAAGAAAAGAAATTTGAATATGCTAAAGCAGAACCTGTAACAACACCGGCACCTAGACCCGCTCCACCAAAAGGAGATTTATCTTATAGATATGAATGGGATGGTAAGCGGATGTCTGTTATGCTATTTGTAGGTGAGAGAGAAGCAGATGGGGTTGGTGCGCTTACTTTTAAAGGTAAAGTTACCGAAGAAAGGGCTGTAGAATTATTCATACAAAGTAATAAAGGAGAAATTCCAAATTTAGAAAGCTGGGGAATGCGAAGAAAATAATTAAATAATGTCTTGGGAAATATTCAAACAAAATATATTAAGAGTAGCAAATAGTCCAGAAGGAATTTCGGATATCGGTGTTGTTGCTGAATTGTATGCAAAAGAATATGATGCTGCCGTAAAGAGAGGTTTTGATACACAACATAAAATACCATTAGTAAGTGGAAATGTTGAAATGATGAAACAACTATTTGCATCTGCTTTACAAAAAGGTGTAAATTCATCAACTCCATACGATTTGGTTGGTGAAATGGGCGCTGGTGTTAAAGCATATTGGGCAGGTGCAGTTATGGCAACATCACCATTACCAATACAACCAGCTATACAAGCAACTGTAAATTTAAGTGTAACTCAAAATATTGTTACAGATCCTGGCATTTGGCAAAAACCAATATCGGGGCCATCGGTAATTTCGGAAGAATTAACTCCTGAACAAAGAATTGAATATCAGGAATCTTTAGAGGAAGCAATTGAAAAATACATAGAATTTACAGCACAAAATGAATTATTAAAAGCACAAACTATATCTGATATTATAAATAAATATACAGCAATATTAGATAAAAATAAAGATTATAATACTGAAGTACCAATTCAAAATGCAATATTAGGTATAGTTCCTGGTCAACCTATAACAACCAACGTACCTGTACCAGCTACTCCAGCTACACCAACTACAACAACTACTAAAGTAGAACCTAAAGTTGATTTAGGATATTTTGAATTAGATTCCTCACAACCACTAACATCTACACCGTCTACTCCATCATCTACTGAAAAAGCCGCAGTACCAGAAATAATTTCAGCAGAGAAATCGAATATTATTGATACGAAAGAAAAAGTTGATTTAGGATATTTTGAATTAGATTCTGGACAATCTATAAATATATCCGTATCAGATGATGAATTTGGTGAAATTAAATTCAATCAAGGTAAACCATTTGTGAGTGGGTTTAAAATAGGAGGTGGTGGAGCTGGAGGTGGTGCTCCTTATGTAAAATTTAATAATTTTGCAGGTGATGCCACTATTGGAGGAAGGGCAGTTCAAATTGCGGTATATGACGCAGGTCAAGATGTAATAGAAAATCCAGATGATACTGGGCATCCTAGAATTCTACAAATACAAACGTTAGGTGGTGCAAAAATTGGAGGTGGAACTGGATGGGCATGGTGTGGAGCTACTGTAGGTACTTGGTGGACTGAAGCCGAAGGTAAAAATAGTCTAAATGAATCTAGCATTCTTAAAACCCACCCAAACCCAGCGTATGTTCCAGCGTGGGTTGACTGGGCTATTAAAAATGGTAGATATGTGGACATGAAAAATCCAGAAAATGCTAAGTTTGTACCAAAAGCAGGGGATGGAATAATTTATGATTGGGATGGTACTAATGGTGCATCAAACCATATAGGAATGTTTTGGAAAATTGATGGTGGAAAATGGTGGGGTATTGATGGAAACAAAGGACCTAAAGGTAGAGCTAGAATAACAGCTCATTGTATTAAAGATATGGGAGCGGTACAGGGGGTAGTAAGAATTTAATAATATGGCAGCAATAAATCCAACAAATAACACAGGTTTAATTGTAGATGAATTTATATCATACGCAACTAACCATTTGAATAGTGTAAAAGGTACTATATATACTGTATCTTTATTTGCAGCAGGACCTCCACCATCACCAGTACAAATACCAGGACCTGGAGTTTTAAATTGGAATGGTTATTTTATAGCTCCTTCAACAAGAACTCAACTTGTTACCGAAGATGATTTTGTACCAAAAGAAAATGCAGATGAGCAAGAATCGGTAAAAACAACAAAAGAAGAAAGTATTCCAAATGGAACTACTGAAGAACAAATTGATTTAAAATTCTTTGAATTGGATTCTGGACAATCTATAAATGTATCAGTATCGGATGATGAATTCGGAGAAATAAAGTTTAATCAAGGTAAACCATTCGTAAGCGGATTTAGAGCAGGTGGTGGCGGTGGATTTAGTAGTAGTGGTGGTGGTATTATAAATGTCGATTTAGGTGCATTGGATTTAAGTGCTGATTGGATTACACTATCAGCTAAATTTATTGCTAAAAATGAAGGTTTTGCGAAAGCGGCATTAAATGATGAAGGTACTCCAAGATTAGGATTTGGTTCGGATAAAATATTAGACCCATCAACTGGAACAATACGAGATGTTAAATATGGAGATACAACAACAGTTGAGGCTGCATTAAAAGTATTACAATATGAAGTTTCTGTATCATATAAAGCAAGATTTGTAGGTAGTGGAAAATCAAAAATATCTCAAGCTGAGTTTGATGCTCTTAATAATAAACAAAAAGCAGCGTGTTTAAGCTTTGTTTATAATTGTGGAAGTTTCGCAAATTATCCAAATATTCCTGCAGCAATTAGAGCTAAAGATTATGCATCTGCAGCAAATGGTTTACTAAATGGTCCGACTAGAGGAGCATCTACTGGTAAATTATATGAAGGTCTAGTTAGAAGAAGAAAAGAGGAAGCAACCCTATTCAGTTCATAATTTTCAAAAATAACAATTCAAATATTTATAAACATAACAAATAATAAAGTATGAATACGGACAAACTATTAAAAGCCATCCAAATTCTTATTAAAGAGGAACTTAAAGAGCAATTACCTGCTTTAATTAAGGAAGGTGTGAAGGCTGAGATGAAAAAGATGTTAGCAGAGGGTAAACAACCTGCTAAACCAAAAACTACTGGATTATCTATGGCTAAAGCTATGTTAGATGATGAACTTATTGAAGAATCAGTATCTACAAAAGTAGTACCACAAAAACAATTCAGTAAAAACCCAATGATTAATCAAATCCTCAATGAAACAAGAGGTGGTATTCCACAAGGAGATGGTGGGTTTAGAACAATGAACTTTGGACAGGGTGATATGGGTTCTATTGTAGGTAAAACAGCAATTGCTGAAAAAATGGGTTATGGTGATTTAGCGAAAGGACCTTCTCCAACTGGATTGGGTGTAAATACTGGAGTAGCTGAATTGGATAAGGCTTTTAACAGAGACTATTCAGAATTGGTAAAACGATTTAAGAAGTAATGGCAATTATATTAGGAAAAAAACCTATAATAGAAACAAAGGAATATGAAGATTATGCAGTTGGATTGTCTTTACCAATTCAAATAAGTAATGTTGCCTTTAAACAAAATTATACGGAAATAGAACAACTTAAAACTAATATAAAAAATCTATTATTAACTAAAAGAGGAGAGCGTTTGATGAATCCTTTATTTGGTACAGGTGTAGAAACTGTATTATTTGAACCAATTACAGATGAATTCGAAGAAAAAGTTCAAGATATAATAACAAACTCTGTTGAAAAATATATACCAAATGTAAGTATTGAGGAAATAAATGTTGATATGAGTAATGAAAATAAAGATAAAAATTTGATAAACATATCATTGAAATTTAGAAGTAGAAGTACTGGTAATTCTGGTTTGGTATCATTTAACATAGCACAAATAGCACCATAATATGAGTTTAACACCATCAAATAACAATTTTACAAATAGAGGAAAAGATATAAAATATCTTAATAAAGACTTTTCAGCCTTTAGAGATAACTTAATTGAGTTTTCAAAAACATATTTTCCAAAAACAAATACTGATTTTACTGAAGCTTCTCCTGGTATGATGTTTATTGAAATGGCATCTTATATAGGTGATGTACTATCATACTATATAGATGATACATTTAAAGAATCATTAATAACAACAGCCGAAGATTTAGAAAATGTAGTTGCATTGGCTCATGCGTTAGGATATAAACCAAAAGTTACTGCACCTGCAACAACATTAATGTCTGTGTATCAGATAGTACCTGCGGTTGGTAGTGGTATATTAAATGAAATAGATACTAAATATTTACTAAGGATTAGACAAGGTATGGAAATTGAGTCTAAAGATGAATCTATTAAATTTATTACTACCGATATAATAGATTTTTCGGATACTACGGATAGAGATATTACTGTGTATCAGAGGGATGCAAATACAGGTGAACCTACTTTATATCTTGTAAAAAAATATGTTCAGGCAATATCTGCAACATCGAAAGAAGCTACTTTTGAATTTGGTTCATATACACCATTTCAAACTATAAATTTAAGTGATACTAATATTATAGAAGTATATGATGTAAGAGATTCTAATAATAACAAATATTATGAAGTACCTTACTTAGCACAAGAGATGGTTTTTTTAGATTATGCAAATACGGAATTAAATGACCCAGATCTTGTACAATTTAAAGATAGCGTACCATATATTTTAAAAACTTTAAAAACTCCAAGAAGATTTGTATCAAAGGTAAATCCTGATTTAAGTACTACACTTCAATTTGGAGCTGGTGACCCATCGGCATCAGATGAACAATTAATTCCAAATCTTAAAAATGTAGGACTGGGGTTACCTAACTCTATTAAAAGATTGGAAGAATCATTTGACCCAACAAATTTCTTAAAAACAAAAACATACGGAACATCTCCATCAAATACATCAATTACTGTTAAGTATTATGTAGGTGGTGGTATTTTATCAAATATAGAATCGGGTCAATTAACTAGAATAACATCTATTGTATATGATAATGATTATGGAGATTTAAATCAATCTCAAATAGCAACATATAATAGTCTAAAAAATTCAGTAGCCGTTACAAATGAAATACCGGCGTCTGGTGGTAGAGGTAGTGAAACATTAGAAGAAATTAGACAAAATGCTTTAGCAAATTTTGGTTCTCAAAATAGAGCAGTAACTACAAAGGATTATCAAGTAAGGGCTCTTTCAATGCCACCGAAATATGGTTCTGTTTCTAAATGTTACGCAACCGCTGATGGTAAGTTGGATAATAATTCACCATCATCAATATTAGCATCACCTAAAGCTTTGCAAGAATTTACCGATTTGGTAATGGGATTTGTTAATAGACCTGATATAGAAGAACCAACGCAAGAAACAGTATCTGCTGAAATTAGAGATTTTTTAATTGGAAAAACATCAAATGATAACGAAAAAAATAATCCATTTGCTATAAATCTTTATATGTTGGGATTGGATGGTACTGGTAGATTAACTCAAATTAATAGAGCAGTTAAAGAAAATTTAAAAACATATCTAAATGAATATAAAATTCTTACGGATGGTGTTAATTTTTCCGATGGATTTATAATAAATATAGGAGTTAATTTTGAAGTAACTTGCTATCCTAATTTTAATAAATCAGAAATAGTAGCTAAGTGTATTTTAGAATTAAAAAATTATTTCAATATTGATAAGTGGACATTTAATCAAACAATTAATCTAAGTCAATTAGAATTAATATTGGCAAATGTTGAAGGAGTATCATCAGTTCCTATGCTTGAAATTGTAAATAAATGCGGAGGGCAATATTCTACAAATTCGTATAATATAGAAGCGGCAACTAAAAATAAAGTGGTATATCCATCATTAG